CAAGTTTCACCTATAGCATCATTTTCTATTTTAATTGCAAGTAATCTTCCTCTAGCTCTAGTGTCTACTTTATCAGTGGATGAAGTTATTGTAAAGGGTCCAAGTGGTGAGCTTGATGCTGTATCACTTGGATAGTTGTTTAATAATAGTGTTACTTTTGAATTACCTGTTAATACTTTAAAGTCCGGTATAAATCGTTTCATAGACATAATAAACTCACCATCACCTCTAAGATCAGCAGCTCCTGTTGCTTGGCCCAAAGCGCTTTGTCTAGAAGATATATCAAAGTCACCTGATTGAATGTAAGCATCAATTGATGTTGTACCCGAGCTATTGACTTGATCGGTTCCGGTTTCATGAGCGTAGTAAGTTGATGCACCAAAAGTATTTGTAATACCTTGAACTGCAAAATTAGGTACAGCAGTTGAATCATAGTCAGTTGCATAAGGTAAATCATAAACACCTTGATCAACATAACTTGATCTAGATAACGAAGACGTAGTCCAAAGGTTTTCTGCAAAATTATAAGTTACACATCTATTATTTTGAGTAGATCCAGAAGCTGGGTAGAACCAATTTATTTCATTATATAAACTATTATGTTCACAATAAATTATTCTTCTTGAATCAAAATTAATACCTAGGTTGTCACCTGTTGTAGTAAATACAAAATCTTCAACTAAACAAGGAATGGCTTTTACAGTACCATCAAACATAAAAAATCCACCCTCTGATGACATCCAAAACACAATACCATTAGAATAACTAAGTGCGTTTTGTCCAATCAATCCACAGTTAGTACCAACTTGTCTAACACTAAATGTAAATGGTGGTCCAACATATTGGATTACATACGCTGATGTATCAGTTAATACTAAAGTATAATCTTTACCAGATACAGCTCCAACAATCTGATTGCCTTTATCTAATCGAAAGGTTCCGGCTGTATTAGTTGCGGTTGGTTGATAAGTATTAAAATCTTCTTGATTAGAAAATCGTATAAACATCGGATCTTGTGAACTAGGAGTTCCAATAGTTGTTTCAGTTCCGAAATGAAATAAATGTCTATCTCTATCAGATACTTGTGTTAATCTTGATGATGTCGGTGCTCCTGTCATTATCGTTGCTCTAGTTTCTCTAGGTGATGCTGCACCTGAATTCCAAGTAAATGTTCTACCATTTCTAATAGTTGCAACAAGTATTTGACCAAAATTATCTAAAGACCATTGACCAGGTTCTAGTGTGACATCTGCAATTGCAGAAGCTGTTCCCCAGGTGCCTGATCCCCAAGTATCTGTACCCCAACCAAAACCGATAGTTTCAAAGGTAGGTCCGACAAGTACATATGGATTAATAGTTGCTGATCCAGTTCCTGAAGTAGTGCCCGCTGAATTAGAAGGCATTGTAATTTCAAAAGTATTATCTGTTTTATTTAACACTTCAAAAGTATTATCTGTAAAATCAGCTGTTGAATAACCAGATCCTGTTGGAACTGTGACTGAAGTAAATGTTACAAATCTACCGTCTAATAATCCATGTGCTGTTTTATTAACAGTAACTGTTGCAGATCCGGACGTTGCATCAAAGTCAGCTCCAGTGATAGCTGTATCTAAAGGTGTAATGTCAAAAAATTCTTCTTCGTAATATAAATATAGACCTTGGGAAGTACCAATGGCAACATATCTTTCACCATCAATACTTGAAAAACTATGTTGTGCTCTTGCTGCACCTGGTAATGTTTTATTACCCGTAGTTAATTGACTCCAGCCACCTATTTTCTCAGGTAGTCCGTATCTAAATCTAACAAAATCGCCATCTACCCATTGAGATTCTGCTCCTGAATCTGTAATCATTTTATTGAAACCGGGTTTAAAATTAAGTTTTTGTAACATAGTTATTTAAATATTATAAATGAGACATGGGGTACCTGATAATGCCTTGTCTTTACTATAATATACTACCTTTTAAACTAATATGAAAGTATTAAATAAAGACGACTTTATTTACCTTCTATATCAGTGTCTTCAAAAGTTTCTAATTTTTTGATTTTTTTATTAAATTTTAAGTTCCATTCTGCTACTAATTTAATTAAATAATTTCCAAAATGCCTAAGACCTTCATCAGATAAATGAAGTTTTCCAGTGTAAAATAAAATTATTCTTTCTTTCCAAGAAAATTTAATATCACAAGAACCGTTTTCATATTGTTTAAATTTCATAATATTTTTATATACCCACATCCATTCTTTTATCGAATTTAAAATCAGTGTATTTACCATCTGACTTTACGTAATGTAAAAAACACTGAGCGTGATAATCACCTTTAAACTCTTCTCTCCAGTGTTCTAATTCCGTACCAAGATAAATAATTGCTTGTCCATTTTCAAGAGTAAATTTATTACCATCCATGTATATTGGCCATTCAGTGCCATCAGAAGAAATTTGAATTGTTACACTTACTTCACATGAGGGTCTATCTTTATGTTTTTTTAAATCAGCAAATCTAGTATACATTCTCCAAAAAGAATATGTAGGCATTAGACTTAACTTACATTCTTTTTCCATAAGTTTCTTTTTTTTTAAAAGTAGAGATTCCATTAAATAATCACTATGAAAATAAGTATCTCCATTATCTTGTTTAGTGTCAAAATTATTCATATTTGTTCGATGTTTAAAAAAACAATATTTATCTAATAATTTTAATTCATCTTCCGATAAAAAATTATCTACTATTTTGTATTTATAATCTTTTCCTAAAGTGCCCAACATACTACTGAATACCTCGTTCCTTTTGTTACTGGTTTTACTGCGTGTGGATATAAAAAATTACTTGGCCAAACAATTAGTCTGTTTGGTTTTTTATCTATTATAATTTCATTATCCTCTTTTGGTTCTTTAAAACATAAATTTCCTCCCTCATATTCATTATTTAATAATAATACCATACTAACATTCCTAGGTGTTTTCCAATGATGGTCAACATGCCATTTATAAAAACCAGTATTTTCATATTTTAATATTGAAATATTTTCTGAGTATTTTATATTATTTGATCGAGGTAAATTATTGTCTTCCCAATATTGTGTTACACCATTTTTAAATAAATTAAATAGATAGTTGTTCCAATGCATTTCTGTTAATTCTGTATTAAAATTACTTAGTGTTTTGGTTTGAGCATTTCTTACGTCCCTTATTTCAAGACTACCAGTATCATCTCCTACAACTCTTGCTCTTTCATAATTTACATAATTACAATATTTTAAAAGATTACTTAAAACGGGATAAGGCATTACATGATCATAAATTCCTATATATTTTTCTAAACTCATTTTTATTTCCAAACTTTTCTATTCCATATTTTATATTTATACTTATCTAAAACTTTACCAAAATAACCTAACCTAAATTTAATATTTTCGTTATTTTCTTTTTTTGAAATTATTTTGTGACTCCAAGAATCTCTTTTAAAAGGAATAATTTGAACGTATGGAGTGCCTTGTTGAAATACTTTTTCAAAAGTATCATATTTATCATTATTAACAATTAATGGAAAATTTACATGTAAATCAAAAGTGTCCGTATCTACTATAGCACTTATTATATCAAAATAATCATTTTCACTGTAAGTAGGAGAAATAAATAAACAAGAATATCCAGGAGGTGTTTTAATTCTCCAAGGATTTAAAATTTTAATAATATGATTGTTACCATTTTTTTTAGCTAAAAAAGTATTTTCACCACCAATTTGGTCAACGTGATGATCTTGGCCAATTTGACCATTTAAATTATACATATTACATCGGTCATTTGAAATATTTTCTGAAAAAGCAAATTTGTAAATACAAGTTTTTTGTGGAGGTTCTACGGTTTTATTTAAAATGTTATGTCCAATATATAAATCTTGAGGTAAAGGTAATAAATAACCCGCAGATATCACATCTAAAAAAGGCATGCAGCCTTTTAAATTATGGCTATGAATAGTGTGTTTTTGAATTTTTTTATACCAATCAGGTAAACTTTTTTTAGTTGGAATAGGTTGAATATTTTTTATATCTATTAAATCTGGATGAATACTAAATTCGATATTTCTTTCTGAAAACATAACACTTGTTTATAACAAAATTATGGTAATTGCAAGGGGCTCTTAGTAGGATTATCTGTTTGATTATTAAACCATTCCATAAATGATTCATATTCTAAAGGAAAACTAAGTGAATCAAAATCTACTTCTTGAAGTTTATTTCTATAGTTAGTCCAATAAGAGTGATGCTCTGATTCAGAATTATTTTTAAGCCACTGATCTATTTTAAATATCCAATTATGATGTACTTCATTTTCTAATACTAATTTAGCATGATCAAAATCAGTTGCAGGATTATTTAATAGCCCTTGATGTATAGTTTCTTCTATTATTGCATCATCTTGTATAAATAATCTACATTTATAATTTTTAACATTTTCAAACTGAGAATCAGTCAATTCTTTTATTATAGAATCTGATAAATAAGGAAGTAAAAATTGTTTTTCTTCTTCAGATTCAGCTATTGCAAAAGAATAATTATTGTAAAAAAATCCATATTTCATTTATATCTCCTTAAACATTTTCAAAAATTACTATACCACCTGGAGTCCCTGGATTTCCTATTCCTTTAGGTGCGTTAGTTACACCATGTTGACCACCAGCTATTAAAGAACTATTTCCCGCTGCTGTACCTAAATCTGCAGTCGTAGGTGAGTTAGTTACAGTTCCAGCAGCTCCTTCAGTACCACCAGCGTTCAAAGCTCCTTCTCCGCCACCGCCACCATTAGCAGTAAATACATTAGTTAAGGTAGTTGAGCCACCACTATTACCATCTTGACCTCGGGCGTTGTCTTGTCCTATATTTCCGCCATTACCACCTGCACCTACATTATAGGTATGTGAATAAGGAGCAGATATGTTTACTCTATAAACTCCAAAACCACCAGCACCACCAAATGCACCTCTTGAGGTGTTGTATCTATTATTTCCACCGCCAGCGCCTCCGCCTCCACCGCTTCCATAAATCATTATTTCAGTGGCTGATGCGTTAGCTGTATAAGTTCCTGAACTAGGTCCGTCTGCAGCAAATTTAGGAACTAAACTTCCTCCGCCTGAACCATCTGCAGCAGATGTAATTCTACCTTGAGCATCTACTGTAATGTCCGCACCTGTATAACTTCCTGCAGTGACTGCAGTGTTCGCTAACTTGTCTGCTGTAACAGCGTCATCTGCTATTTGCGTAGTATCGACTTCATTCGCATCAATTGTGCCATTATCAATTACTGTGTTTCCATTTGAAATAATGCCCATTATAAATCTCCTTTTACCTTAGATAAATTAATTTTAAATTTTTCTCCAGATATATTATTTACAATAAATATATCATCTTTTCCCTCTTGTAAAGTCCAATTTCCTTTGGTTCCATCAATTGAATTTCCTTCATTTTTTGCTAAATTAGAAAGGTGTAAGTCTCCTGTATATATATTTCTCCACACGTTACCAGCAGCACCTAAGTCATAAGCGTCAGTAGTTCCAGGTACAATATTTCCTGCGGCTGTTAAATTTCCAGTTGAACTAAGTCCTTCTAAAATATTTGTTCCATCAGAGTAAAGT